TTTTCTAATAAGAAACCAGAAGGTAACATCTCTTTTGTACCTTGTTCAAGTTGAACACCCTCATTAAAAGTAGATGATTGCTCTTGTTCAAATCTTACAACATTTTCAAAGGTAGTATCAAGTATTTGGGTTGTACTATCCCACCCCTTGACTGTTCCAGTATGAGTAGTTAAAGGACTATTAACAGCAAATGTTCCAGACACATCTTTAACAACAAAGTGAGCCCTTACTTCAAGGTCTGGTGGATTATCTTCGAGATAAGTAAATCCATTATCTATAATCTTTAATGATTTTGCAGCACCAATATCAGTTGTGGTTGCAATAAGTTTTGTACCAGTTCCAGAAGTAGTAGAAGATACTGCAACTGTAGGTAAATCTGTGTAACCACCATTTGAATTTATAAAAACTTTTTGTATAGAGCCAGACTCAGTAGAATCTACATCAAGGTTTTTAAATGTTTCAAACTCTAAAACCATTTGGTCGGTTGATGTTCCATAATTATCTGCGGCTTCAACAACTGTGTCTGTTAGAAAATCATGGTTTGCATCAGTTGAGTTACTATCAGTTCCGTCTAAAACTAAATTTTCATTCTCCGTATTATATACAAATATTTGTGATTTGTCTACTGGTGCAGTTGTAAAAGTAAGAGTAGTACCACTTGCAGTCCAGTTAGTTGTTCCATCTTTTGCAGTTTCAATTAAAAGATTATTATCTACAGTAACTTGTATTGTATCTGTGGTTGAAGTAAGATTTGATAAAGTGAAAGCTGTAGTAGTGCCATCTCCAATAAATTTGTCTGTACTTGAGTCTTCAAGTTGTATAGAGAAAGGTTCTAGTGCAACAGTTGAACCAACTTCAAGAAGAATTGCATCATCAGTTAAAGTAGAATCATCTAGTGTTCCACTTTCAAGTTGAATACCACCACCAATCATACTTACAAAACCAGTAGCTGCATTTACATTTGTATCTACTGTTTGTGCAGTAAATGTAACTGTATCACCAACTTCATAAAGAGAACCAACATCATCAATAATAACTTCACTTACAGAACCCTCTGCAATACCATCAACTTGTATACTTGCAGCATTATTTCCAATAGATTCTAGTGTTACATCTTCTCTATCTGTATGAAGAATACCATCATTAACAAGTGTAGTTGCACCAACAATACCATCTATTGTAAATGATACATCTAAATCTCTGATAGTTGAAGTACCAGTAACTACTTCGCCATCAGTAAATGTACCAACTATATTAGCAATTTCAAATTCTGTAACTGAAACGGCTGCTTGTTGTGTAACAAGAGAATTAACCACGATAGCAGTTGCACCAGAAGATTGTCCAGTAATGATTTGGTTTTCAACTTCAGAACCAGCAACTCCAGTAAAGGCTGCAACACGCATAACTGTTTTTTGATTCCAATCTCCACCAGAGTTTTTAAGCATATAAGTGTTTGGATAAAATACTTCTGCTGTTTCACCAAGTAGAATACGCATGAAAAGTTTATGACCTTCAGACGATCCTTTGGCTGTATATAAATCTTTAATGTTCTTAATTAAATTTCTTTTTGAAACACCATCTGCAAGTGTTTCTGGAATTGATTCCATAAATGAATCACGCATTTGGTCTAAGAAATCATAGAGTGTATTATCTACATCAGCATACTCTAACATCTGTTGAATATTTTGAACTGGATTTCCACGATACTCTACAAGAGTTGCTGAAGAACCAGACGTTGTGCCAGTAATTGTTTCCCCAGTTTGAAATAGTTGTTGTCCACTAATATAAAGATATGTGTTTCTAGAATCTTCAACAAGAACAGTTGCAGTTGCTTTTGATGTTCCACCAGTTACAGTTTCACCAACAGTAAATAGTCCAGTTGTACCCTCACCAATTTCAGTTACAATTCTATCGTCTTCTTCGTTTAGAATATATGCAGAAGTTTTTGTTTCTTGTGCGATATAATTAATAGTAACATCTAAAGTTAAACGACCAGCTTCTAAAAACTTAAAGTAATCTCTAACAAAATCTACAAATACTGGGTGGTCGGCCTGAACAAAGTCAGGCACTTGACCTTCAATAAGAGGGGATATCTTATTAGTAAATTTTGATTTCTGGTCTGCCATTTATTAGTACGCCGAACTTGATGGTGTAGATGAAACACTCGATACTGTAGTAGTCGTTGTTCCAGCAGAAGTTGTTGTAGTAACGTATCCAACTCCAGTTGAAGCAGTAGCATCAACACTTCCATCATAAGTTGTATTTGTTAAATCTATTTCAAGTATCTGATTTCTTACTGGAGTTATATCATTTGAATTTGGTAATACAGTTATACGAATTTGTGATGAAGTTGCACCATCAACTTCTGCAACTCCTGTGATTGTAATTGAACCAATAGTAATTAAACCATTTGCATAGTCTACTGTACCAGCTGCAATATTTAAATAAGTTCTTACACCAGAAACAAGATAATAAGTTCTAAGATTTCCAGCGCCATCATCATCAAAAAAATAAGTTGTAGTTGTTACACTATTTAAATAAAATCCAGTAGATGCAATAATACCACCAGCACTGGCATTGTAACCACTTACTGGATTATAAAACTTATTATTAAAATTAAGTCTATAGTCTGTTGATGATGATAATGTCGGTGTGAATAATTTTGCCATTGTAACAGTTGCAACACTATTTAAAATTGATGTATCTGTATTATCAATTAAACCTAACAACTTAGAATGTCTAAATGGTGTATTGAATGTTTGTAAGTCAGAAGCATTATAATTTGAAACTGTAGTAGCAACTAAAGATGCAATCTGAGCTGCAGTATAAGTTGTTGCACTTGAATCATACATTATAGTAATACCTAATATAATACTTGTGGTTTCTGCATCAACAACTACTGGAGTTATAGATGCAACCTTATAAGGTGCAAGTTCTTTTTCTAAGTTTGTTTTTTGTGCAGAAGTTAAATCAACTCCAGTTGTAGATTTAATTGAAATAAAAACTTTACCATACTCTGGTGTCGAACTTACACCAGTACTTGAATCATAACTACCATCTTCTCCACCCCAAACTGAAACAGCTTGTGTTGTTGGAAATAATCTTTTTACATATACCTCATAATCTTTTGTTGTAACTGCACGACCTTGAGATGCATAATCTAGAGGTGCATTTAATTTTATAGATTGAATACTTTCTGGTTCTGCTCCACCAGATGCAGAGGCTACAGTTGTAACTGTGATATTTGTTACACCATCAATTGCAGTTGGTGCTGAAAAAGATGATGCACCATTTGATTCAGTTTTGTTTGTAACTACATATTGTAGTTGAATTATGTTACCATCTGAAACAGATTGACTTACAATTCCATCTCCAAAGTAAACTTCATATCTTCCAGTTTCAACTTCTTGCAAATAATAAACAGTAGATGATGGAGAGAGTTGAGTGATGTCTGTTGCTTTTGTATAAGTTGTAGTTGTTGTATCTGTTGCAGAGTTTTGAACTTTAACAGTAAGAGTAGTAGTATCAGATCGTGGGTCTGTTAGAATAAATCTCTGGTCAACATCAGAACTATCCACAAGGTACTTTGTAATAACGTAAGTTCCCTCATAAACAGTTACACTATCGAAAGGAATATTACTTCCAGTATTCGTAGATGTAATATCAGAGGTTGTAACAAACTGATAACTTGTTCCGTCAACTGTAGATGTAAACGCAGTACCAGCAGACATTGTTTTTGTAGCAGCAGTAGTTGATAGACTAACATTCAATGTTGCAGTAGGAGCTCTTGCAGAAGTAACTTCATAACCTAAAGTCTTTGCATGAGATACAGCACTAGAACGTAAACTAGAACTATCTAAAAACATTTCGTTTGCAACCATGTTTGCATTAAAACCTAAGTAGTGAGTATTATATGCAAGAGTATCTAAAAGAATATTCATACCAGAACCTTCAAAGTCATAATCTTTGAATTGGTTTTGTCCTTTAAGAAATGTTTTTAAATTATCTTTGATGCTATCAAAATCAAGTTCTGTAACTCTAAGTCTTTTATTATTAACTGCCATTATCGTACTCTCTCTAACATAATTGATAAGTCAACTAGTTCTGTGGGTTGGTTAACAACATAAAACTCAATTGATACTTCGTATGTATTTTTATCTAATAGTGGAATTGCTGTAACTCCAATTAATCTTGCTCTCGGTTCATAGTTATTAATTACATCTTCAATTTTTCTTGCAATTATCTGTGCAGTAATTGGTGTCATCAATTCAAATAACATATCTCTAACACCAGATGCAATCTCTGGTCTAAAAGGTTTCTCGTAATGATTAAGTAAAACTAGATTACGAATAGAACGCTTCACAGCTTTGATATCAGTTATATCTTGTATATCAGAGTTAGATGATTTCTTACCAAAAAATAAATCTAAGTCAGTATATTGTCTAACATTCCTACTAGAATTATTATTTGCTTGAGCGTCATATTGTGCCATTCGTATGGACTCCTAATTTTCTTTTATTTATAACGACTAACCACTATAATTGGGGTCTATTTTTTCAACATAGAGATAAGTTATTTTTATTAAATCTATAGGTGTAGGAAAAGATGGTTCAAGTTTATTTGTAACTCTATTATTATATTCTAGTTTGATATTTTTGTCAGCTGTTGTCCAATCTGGTAGTATGTTATTTCCCACACTTTGATATTCAAGTTTCTTACCTTTAGGTTTAACACCCCAACGATAATCCACAAAAGTTCCATCTGGATTGTAAGACCTAGCAGTAATTCTTTCTACGTCATATACTACATTTTTCATAACAAGTGTTGGGTTTACAGCAGATAATAATACTTCATTTTCTCTATAACCATTTATCTTTTTAACAGCTACTGGTGCAAAAGTTTTTCCAGTTTTCATACTAGCAACAGTTGAAGTGGTTATTGTAAAACCAGTCCGTCTAAAATATTCTTTTTTTCTTACTTGTCTATGAGTAAATCCTTTTTCAGATATAGTTGCCTTTGAAGTTCTTTTTACTTCAGTTACACCACCACCAGAAGTTGTAACTTTTTCAGTTGTTGTAGTATTTTGAGTTTCAACTGTATCAACTTTTACTGTTCGTGATTTGCCTGATGATGAACTACTAGAACTATTAACTGTTACTTGTTTATAGTTAAGTGGGTCTGCGAATAGTTTTTTTCTTTCTGCAGCAGCATAATCCAAATCAGCCTGCATCTTTGCTTTAAATTCTGGTGATTTAATTTCTCCAAGAGCTTTAGTTATATCAGCATTTACTTTAGTGCTATCAATTGTACTACCAGATAAATTATCTAATTTTTTAAAAAGATTACCTAATTTAAATTCTGTTTTTTTCTCGACTGATGATACATTTGTTGTAATAATAGAAACTTCTTCTGGTTCTGGTGAAGTATCTGCTTGTTTAGCCTCAACTGGTTTTTCTTTTATAAGTGATATTATATATTTTACTTTTAGTTCAGTATAACTAATTAAATTATTATCATTATCTATTTGTGTTGTTGTCAATGTTTTGCCAGATTGTTTATAAGTTACATTTCCAAAAAAACTTGCTCCAGCCCTCTTGCCTTCTAGTGATATAATTTCTTTTGGTGTTTCAGATATTGTAATTGAAGTACCAGAACCTCTTTCTTCTTTTTCTTCTGTAGTAACACCAGTTCCAGAACTTCCAGCTGGTATTTCTATATTAGGTGCAAGTTCACAAAGATTTCCACCACTACTTAATTTTGTTGTTGCATCTGTAATTAGAGTATCTAATGACAAACCTTTTTCTTTGAGTGTATCACCAAAGTCAAGTTCTAGTTGTGCAAGTTTAGTATTGAAAGCTGCAATACCTTGTATGGTTGTTCTATCTACGTCATTGATAAGACCAGTTAATTCAGATTGAAAATTTACATCTGGAAGTTCTGGCAAATCAAGTGCAAGTCCATCAAGTCCTGCTTTAACATCTGCGAGTCCAGTTTCAAATGCAGCTGCAGCTTCTGATGCTGCAGAATCTATTTTTGATGTTATGTTATTTTTTAAATCATCAAGTTTTGATAATGCATTATTAAGTTCTGGATTTGCACCACAAAGATTAGGTGTTTTAAAATCTGCCATTTATATTCTCCTAGTCATTTGCAGTACTTGTTTCTGAACCATGAGCAGCGTGTGCTGGGTCAGTATGAGTATGGGTTGTAAGACCAATAACAGAAGAACCATTATTTGCAAAAAAATCACTTCCACTACCAGAGAATGTAAATGTTCCTATTCCAGATGATGTTCCAGTAAATGTTGTTTCCGAAGCCACAGTCATTGCAGTTCCAGACTTTAAATTTAAAGTTGTGCCAGACTTAATTGACATGATACCAGATACAGTATCAATCGAAACATTTCCAGATGCATTAAGTGTTAACGTACCCCCAGTAGTAGAAGCAAAGATATCACTCTTTGCAGCTAAGTTATACTTTCCATTATTAATTCTTGTTTCGTCACCCTCTGTGGTAACATTGACATCTTTACCAATACGACCTTTAACGGCTTGGTCTATATTAAATGAGTGAGTTCCTTTTATTTCTTCTTCAAGGTTTCCACCTATTTCTCCAGCACCAATCTTTGTTCTCATGTTCTTGTGTATCTTCTGCGTGTAGTTTCCCTCTACCTCTAAATGATAATCGCCTTTTACAAGATGTCGTACAGTTCCAGCAATAGTTAGATTAACTGCACCAGCAACATAAACATTATTACCACCTAAAATAATTTCACAATTATCACCAATAACCTTTACTGTCTTACTTCCGTCTGCGACTATTTCTTCGTATGTTCCAGAACTATGTGAACGAAAAGTTCTTTCTCCGCCTGGAGTATCATCTACTTCTGTAAGATGTCCAGACTCAGATTCAAATACATGGTTGTAAGGATATAATCCAGAACGATAAATTCCATAATCATCTCCATCTTCGTTATTATAATCTATATCTTTTGGGTGAGGTTCGTCAAAACTTCCACGATCCTCTTGCACGGCTTCATCTGATACTGTTGGAAGATATGGTTGGGTTGCAGTTTGAATACTAGTTTGTCTATTGGTTCTTCTTGCAATAAGTAATTCATGTGACTCTGAAGCTTCACCTTGTGCAAGTCTACTAGTATCAGATTCACCTAAGTCATGTCCAGATGGCATAAAGTATTCTTCACCATCAACTGGATATGGGCCATAAGTTGGAGTACCAGCATAATCTGGTTGGTCACTATAAGCACTACGAGGATCATTAAATCCTTTTGTGTAATCTGGTTCTTCTTCTGGTATGCCTGGTAGACTTCCGATAATGATAGGTTGTTGTTTATCTTTTGCATCTGCAAAGAAACCTACTACCCATGAACCCTCAACAAGAAAAGATGGACTGTTACCCAAACCTTGCATAGATGGGTCTGTCGTTGGGTGCATCACAGTT